CAGGGAGGCAGGGCCCGGGGACCTGGGTACACACACAGGACACCCAGGGTAAGTGTCTGGATGTTTGGTAGTAAATACTGGGTGCGCATAGGGACTCCCCACTCATGAGGGCTCCCTCGGTGATGTGCGCATGCGCTCCTACCTGATGGCGGACCCAACAAGCGGACGCTTCTGTCAGGAGGGTCATATGGGCGGTATATCGCTCGCTCACAGAGATTGTTGTAAAGCGTGTTCGGGCGCCTGTCCATGCGACGCTCGGTCAGGGGCGTCGATGCGCCGAAGAGCCGCGATGTCGATGCGGCCGTGATGACAAAGCAATCTCGGGTAACTACCTGACCCCCAAAATCGTAGACCGCTTCGTGGCCCACACGCCTGCGCTCCGCGTGTCGGTGAGACCGTGCCCGGGTATTTCGGAGAAACGTGGGGCGGTACCGGAGAATATTTTTGGCGCTGAGGGTTCAGGACCATTCACACAGTTACCCGGGAGGTGAAAGAAGCTTTCAGTCACGGAGTTACCCCGGAAGTCGGGACAGCTTCAGGGCGTCGAGGTTTGTCCGGTTGCGTTCAGCACGGGGCTGCGGCATCCTTCTGCCATGGACGCGGAACAAGCCATGCAACGCAGCGCTTCGCACGACGAGATTGTCACGCTCGACGCCTACAGCGCTTCGGACCACGAGACGCTGAGCGCGGAGTGTGACGGCCACACGTTCGCCAACGGCGTGTATGAGTTCTGGGCCAACGCGCCGTATGACCCGGAAGAACTCTGCAAGGCCCACGGGGTGCCGCGGGCGACGTGCGACGAAGCGCATTCCGAGATGGCTTGGCGCGTCCACATGCCCGAGCCGCGCTGAAAGCTTGTCCGTTCAAGCAGTTACCCGATTGACAGCGGGCCCCGGCGTGCCATATCTCGTCCAATGGCCAAGCGTCCCCCGAAAAGCATCGAAGCTGTCGCCCGTCTGTCGCTCAGAGACCTGTGCGGCACGCTCTCGCGGGCGCGCAAGCCCGCCGTCGAGTTCATGATGGAGCTGCGGCTCGCTCCGGGCCGCTCGACCGACTTGACGCTCATCCCGCAGCACGTTGCCCTGATGGATTGCGGCGCAGCCGGCTTGGAGAGCGGCGAGACGCCCGGCAACAAGGCGCTGATGCTCCAAGCCCTGGTGCAGGCCCTCATGGACGCGACGCAGCGCTACATGGGCGAGCTGAAAGCCCTCGGCCCATCCGTCGATTCGACCGGGCAGAACTGAAAGCGTCTTTCGGTCTTGAACTTACCCCGGAAACCTGGGAAAGCTTGGCGGCGACGAGGTTTGAGCTCTTCGCGCGTGCAAAAATCTCGCTTTGCACGCCACGTTCTGGCGCCCCAAGCTCTGAACATGCAACCGATTCGCCCTTCACAGATTTCAGATGCCCGAATGCGCGCGGCCCACGGGCTGCCCTCGAAACCGTCTTTGCTCGACCGAGCGAAGACCATGGTCGGCTGGACTGCTTTCGCTCTGGCGATCGGAAGCAAGGTGCGGTGGCAGGCGTGGCGCGATCCGTGTCCGCGCGTGAAACGCTAGGACGCGCATCGACGAGGTTTGAACTGCTCAGTCGGTGTGCTATGCCGTCGCATGCCAAGGTACGAGGTTTTGCAGGAAGTCGAGTGCTGGTCATCATCCACCAGCACGTACCGTTGGACCGTCAAGATCACGATGACCGACTGCGGCGTCGAGACCACGACGGCCGAAGGCAGCGGTCTGGCCGAAAGTGATCCCTGGGCTCGCAAGCACGCGGAGTCTTTCACTCGCTGGGCGGTCAGGACGTACAACCTGTTCGGCTTGAACACTAACGCGGACGAGGACGAATGATGGACCGGACAGACGCAAACGACGGCTGGACAGTCGACCCGTCTGGTCTGAATCACTGGCGCGGCTGGGTTGAGCTTGGCGGCAACGTGCTGGACGGCGCCGCGAGGGCATTGGCAACGCAACCCGCGGGGCCGTGCTGGTTTTGGTGGTCTGGTACGCCGTCGCCTATTGCGCCCGGCGATACGTGGATTGAGCTCGTGAAGCGTTGGACCGAATGGCGCGATCAAAGCTATGACGCACGAGGGTTCGTCGGCAAGCTGGCGGGATGGTCGTCGCCGGACCATGTCCTCGCGGACTCGACCGACGAAGTTCGGCGGCTCCGCTTCGCCGTGAACCAGGCGCGCATGCTCTTGGAGATCCAACAGCACAACTCTCCGGCCAGCTCGGTGCCGACACCCCTGGACAAGGCACTCGACGTGCTGACCGCGGCGATGGGCGTGTGACGAGTCAGCATCGCAAGATCGCGGGCTGTCTGTTTTGGTGTCTTGCGATCGGCGCGTGGGGTGCGTTTGCGAGTCGATTTGCGCTGTGGATCATGATGCCTCTGAGCCTTTTGTTCGGCGTTGCACTCGGCAAAGTCGTCGGGCGCATAGTGAAGTCTTCGAAGTAGTTCGGGACATCGACGAATGACAAAGAAATACGTAGTGACGGCGCAGCGCTGGGGCCGCGAGCTCGAAGCGAGATTCGGTCCGGACGATGGCACGCACGATCTCACGGCCGCTCAGGTCGTGGCGTTGATGGTTCGGTTTGGTAAGGCCGAAATCACCCAGCACAAGAAAGCGCGCGGCCTCGCGACGATCTACCAGCTGTGCTTTCACAATGTGCGCACGGTGCCCGCGCAAGCGAGCGAGGACGAGACGCCCGCTTCGCTCCCACAGCCGGCTCCGCAAGGACTCGTGGCGATCGAGGGAGGCCATCGCGCGCCGACCAAGCGAATGGCCGACGAAGTAGAGACCGAAGTGCGGGCCGTGTTTGATCGACACGGCATGGGCGGTGTCGTGATCGCGGCGAAATCAGACCGCGGCGGGTTTCGGCCGATTATCCCCTCCACTATGCATCTGTCGCTTGATCCGAGCGAAAGCAACGTCGTGTTGAATCTCAACCTGGACGACGAAGTCGGCGTCGTCCGGACGCTGCGATTTGTCGGCGCGATGCACCACTATGCAGAGCAGTGCTCCGAGCTGTTCGAGCAGATCAAGTGGGACATCGAGGAAGGGTCCGGCCTGGAACTTGAAGAGTTCGAGGACTCGTGAGAAAACCGTCGGCATGGACTGGCGCACTGCGACCAATCGGCTTCACCACTTTCTCGCCGAAGCTCGTCGGCGCAGCTTTGTGTCGTTCGGGCCGTGGGTTCAGGTCAAAGCCGTCGTGATGACGCCCGAGCACGAAGAAGCTTTGACGTTTCTCATGGGTGGCGATCGCTCAGACTGGCGTATCGGCATGACGAAAGAACATGCGCTCTTGCAGCTCGGGCAGCTCGACGACGCGATCTGGAATTCCGAGACCGTCAGCGTCGACAGCGTGCAGGTGAAAAAGGTCCACATGACGCTCGACGACGTCGAGGCGTTCCAGTGGCTGCTCGATTGGGCCCGTGACCTGAAGGGCGAGCGTCCAGACGCGGCCGAGCCGGCAGGCGCTGTGCTCGCGACTGTGGAGGCGCGCAAAATGACCGTTGTGTCGCGCGACCACTTCCGCGAGCACCCCGACGAGGTCTTGCGGACGGCGCTAGATGGCCCGGTCGTGGTGAGCGACGCCAACGGCGCGGTCCTTACCATCGAGCGGAGCTTGGCGCCGCTGGACGACGGCGAACCGGTCTCCTAGGTCGGGGCGTCTGTGAAACTCGAAGAGCTCCGCGCGCTTCTTGAGACTCCGGCCGTGTCAGCGCCAGAAGGGCAGGCTGGCGACGCCGAGACGTGCGCGTGTTGCGCCAAGCCGTGCCTGCTCAATCAGCGACGCGAACATCCCGTGCACGGTTCGGTCTGCTTGTGGTGCCGCGCGCAATGCTATGACGTGTTGGCGGACGAATTTCATCACGTCTTCACGCTGGCTGAGTTTTCCGCCGAGCTCTTGAAGATGGACGAGCCCGATTGTACCGCATTACAAAACTCATCGATTTGTAAGCGATGCGGAAACTTCAAGCCGCCCACGAAGACGCGCGGCGCGCGCGGGACGTTTATTTTCGTCTCGTGCACCAAGTGCTCGGCGTGAAGCGCGCTACATGCCCGGCCGTCGGTAGCCGCGCATCTCGAACGGCGCATCGAGGTCGACGAGGACAGGCAAGGTGTCCAAGTTCCTGAGATCTTGGCGGTAGAGCCAGGAGAGAAATGGCTCGAAGAGTGGACACACCCAGATCTTGTGCTTCTGTAGATCCGCGCTCGCGACACCGCCCGGGTGCGCGTAGAAGCCGGCACCTTCGCACGTCTGCAAATCGAACACCCACAGAGTGTGAGGCGACGTACCGATGGTTCGCAACAGAGGGGAGATGCTTTTGACGTCGACCGCGGACACTACATCCCACTCGACGTCAAAGCGTCCAAGCAGGAACTTGCCCCAGTTCAGCGGTCCGTTGGTCGCTTCGATGATTTTGGTCTTCATGTTAGTTTTTCGGCTTATCGAGTTTGGGATCCCATGGGTCTGGCTGGTCGAGCGGAAGCTCTGCGACGGCCGCGGCGGCGAGTAGAATCACCCGAACCGCACCCCAGAGCGCAGGCCCCACGCGGCGACGCACCCGAACATGAAACTCGGGATCGCGAAGCATGCTACGGCACGGTTCATTCATCGTCAGGCTCGTCTTCGAACGGATCGCTTGCGAGGTCGTGAGCGAGCAGCCACAACAGGAACGCCACCCACGGCCAGTTCATCACAATCACGACGTCCCGCGACGCGCGAGCAACACGCCTGCCGCGGTCATCCAGCCGACTCCGAAGCCGTGCAAAGCGGTAGCGCCCGGCCAGTACCGGAACACGAACGGCGCAATGCTCAGGACCGCGATCACGGCCCACCAGCGTAGCGCGCCCCACACGAGCCGCTTCGGCCGAATCACGACTCCGTCGGTCGGCTCTTCGTTGAGGATCGCGACGTGTCCTGCCAAAGCTATCCACGCCGTGAGGCGGCTTATGACGTCGTACGGGGCGTTGGTGCGCAGCGTGTAGAGCAGCAGAGGCTTCGGGTCGTTGTGGTTCATGCTCGCCTCAGCGAATGGGCCCGGGGCGATTGGTGGCACTCAGCCAGTGTCCACAAGTTACCCATGCCGTGGGAATCGTCCCGAGCCGAGGCAGAGAATGCCAGAAACGTGTCGAGCGCGAAAGTAACTATCGATCCGCGTCGGCGATCCACGACGTCGGTCGATGGCCTAAAAGTTCGGTAAGCTGTTCGTAGGCGAAGCCGCCGCGTACTGCGATGTCCTCTGCGGTCGACGCCCGGTCTCCGTTCAACGCATGGTACCGAAGCCATGCCTGCACGTGTTCTTCCCAGCTCACCGAGCCCGCTGACGTCAACACGCGCACATGCGGAACGTTTGAGCCGCCACAGAAGCAGAGGCCGCGTGCGGTGCACTCCTTTCTAAGATCGGCGAGCAAGCCAGTGTAGAACTTGGCGACGCGCGGGTGCGCAAAGAATTCCAAGAGCACGATGAGCTTGTCGGTCGACGTTTCGTGAATGTGCGCGTACAGCTTTGCGGGCATTGGCTACTCTTTCCAGACTATCGGCGTGCGACATCAAGGACAGTTTGCGCGTTCGGTGCACGGGCACAGCGGTTGAAAGCATCGCGTGCAGCGTTGCTCTGCGTGTTTACCACACGAGCTGCATTTGAGCCGGTGGTCTTTTGAGACTTTCCAGCGATTATTCACCGAGCGTCCGTAGGTAGCGATCGTATGTTCCGGCCGGCGTGACGATGAAGACCCAATCTTGGATTCCGTCCTGCCCGCCCGAGATGTCGGACGGCTGTTCGCGTTCGAGCTCTGCGAGACGTTCGGATGCCGCTCGGCGGCACGCGTCTTCCGAGTCGTAACCGCTCAGAAAGTACGCTTCTCCATCGAACGTGTCGTAGCCGACGAGGCGCCACGGCTTTTTGCGATCGTTGGCTTCAGCGGCGTCAGGTGAAACCCGCGGCAACGCGGCCGCCGCCACCCAGCGACTCACGGCTTCGTCGGCCAGGGCGCCGTCGATTGTCGGCGGCTTGCGTTCGGAGTCGCGGACGGCTGCCCAGAGTTGGTGGAGCTCGCGCTTTTTCGAGGCCGTCAGCACGATCGTCGTGAAGCGTGGATCTTGTGCGTGCATCACGCTGATTTCTTCGAGAAACGAAAGAAGCTTTCGCGTGGCGTGAGGGTCGAACGTTTCGTGAGACGACGTCGTCGCAATGAGATGAATCGTAGCGAGCTCGTCGAGCGACAGCACGTCTTCGTCTTTGACGCGTTGCAAATGCTCCGAGCACATGGGCACGCGCTCTTTGTACAACGTGTGCGTTGCAGGGCGCACACACCCGGTGTCAGGATCGTCGAGTGCTTGACACCGCACTTGGTTTTTCCGATCGCGCAGGGCTTGGTCGTAGTGCGCAAGTACTCCTTCTGCGAAGCCGTCCAAAAACTCATGCGCGAGCGGCGCGGCTCCGAGTTCAGCGCCGACGAGTTTGTGCTGTGTCTGTATCACGTGCGCACGAAATTTGGCTCTACCCTTGCTCTCGATGTTGAGACGCATGAAGTCGAGCATCGTCTGACCGTTCACCGGGATACAGCGATCCGGCATGACGCTGCCGTAGCCGCGTTGCCAGCCACCGAAGTGCGCTTTGGCGAGATCCTTGTTGTCGATCGACATAACTGGCCCTCCTGCAATCATGTGCTGCGGTTGGAGAAGACTACGTCTTCTAGACATGCGATCGCCGCCGCGGTGTAGCTGTCGCGGTAGGTGTCGCGGTACGAACCGTTCTGATCGTTCTCAGAGACAAACACAAGCGTGCCGGCGCGCCGTTCGGCAGATTTTTCGAGACCGTTTAGGAGAGCGGCGCGGCCAAGCATTCCGTAGGCGTCGCGAAGCTTCTCGACCCCGTCCGGGCATGCGATGAGATGGCCGACGTCGTCTGTGCCGTGTTCGCGTCCGAGCGCGCGCGCGAGTTCGAATGTCGTGACAAACATGTGCCCCCGTTGCGTTGGTGAATCTCTCTATCTAGCTACCGTCCGTCGCGCGCGTCCCCGCTCGAAAGTGACTTTCGCGTTGTCGGTGTCGACCGACGGATGGTAGACAGCGAGACTCGCAAAAGGAAGGCCAAGAGCCATGAAGAGCAAACTGAAGAACGGGACTATGTCTCGGGCCGCGTGGATTCGCTCGCAGCCCAAGAGTATGCCGGCCAAGGAGGTCGTCCGACTCGGTAAAGAAGTGGGCTATGAGATCCCGCTCTCCGCAGTCCACAATGTACGTTGGCAAGCCAAGACGAACGCTTCGGTCAACGGCGGATCGCTGGCGAAAGCGAATGGGAAGAAGAAACCCAGGTCCTATAAGAAGTTTCTTGCCGATCGCGAACGCGTCAAAGAGTCCACGGCGACTATCCTTCGCAACGTGAACGTGAATCATCTCCGAAAGCCGAGCGCGTATGGAGCCGGGGACACGACGGAGTTTCTCGCGTTTTGCGAACAGAACTTCCGCACGCTCGTCAAGCAAGCCGTGCGCGAAGAGCTCCGCAACTTGATCGGTGCGCCGGAAGCCTGACGAAGGGGGCCGGACAGGTCGCCTCTGTCCGGCCGTGTCGTCACAGCATGAATGCGGCGATTTGTTGAAGCGCTCTGAGCGTGTTCGCTGCCATGTCCGTTTGCGCCATCATGCCCACGGTGCTCGCGAAGGCAAATATTTCATCCGCCTTGGGATGATCGTCGAGTCCGACGTGCTGCAGGGCGTCTCGTTTGAACCACGCCGACACGTGGCTCTCGGTGATCGGATCGTAGTAGTAGTCGGTGCGAAGTTTCTTTTCGATGTCGTCGTGCACGCTTGAGATGCGCTCTGGCCGTGCTTCGAGCGCGAAGCCAGAGAGGTCCAGCAAGCCCGTGAGGGGCAACTCGACGTCGTAGCCGCCACGCGTCAGCCGGTCGCGAATCTCGGCGTACGTCGACGGTAGGACTTGCAGGGTAGCGAGCGTGTGAGTCGATCGGGTCATCGTTCGGAGTGTCCTTTCGTGGGCTCGGCGGAGCTTGGCGGCCTGGCCTCGATGATCGGATAGCCTAGTTCGTAGGCAAGTTCCTCGGCGTGGAACTCATGGCACCAGCCGCAGTACTTGTTTTCGATGTCATCGGGGTTGTAGCTCTTCTGTTTGCACTTGTTGCAGCGAATGGATACGGGCGCGAGCATCGCTTGCCTTTCGTTCGAGAGAACCGAAGAGAACTAGCGAGACAACCGCTAAGACGATGATCAGCGCGACGCAGGCCATGGCGAGCGCTTCTTCGTCGAAACGCTCTTTCATCCGATCGATCGCGCGGCGTTCCTCGACCGCGAGGCGGAGCTCCGTCTCAAGCTTAGGGTCAGTGGCCATCGCGCACCGATATCGCACACCGGTTCGCGGGTCCGCAAGTAACTTTCAGCCAAGTTCGCGCGGCCACGGTATCTCTCCCGCATGCCATCGATCACCGAACACGACCTGGACCATTGGTTTCAGTACCATCCGCCCCGCGAGGGCCAGCGGGAGCGATACGAGCTCATCCGTGCACAGGCGAAGACGTTCGCACGGGTAGTACTAGATACGACATCGCCCGGCGCCGACCAGAGCGCCGCGATTCGGAAAATCCGTGAAACCGTCTTCACCGCGAACGCGGCGATCGCGCTCGAAGGCGAAGTGCAGAGCGTCTACTACGCCCAGCGGACTCGGCGAAGGAGCGACGAAGAGTGACCCTCGAAACGCTTGCCGCGGATGTAGTCGCAACGTACGACGATCGCTTGCGCAACGAAGTGTGCGCGCTCGCGTTTTTTCAAGCCGTCGAAAAGATGCGTTCGGCGCTCGGAGAAAGCCCCGAACGGCCGGAGCGTCCACCGGTGAAAGTGTGGGACGCGCTGCCGGTAGAGCTGCAGGCCATGATGCACATCTCGAAGGTGCTCGGGTCGTTGTCGGAGTCGGCGCGTTTCCGCGCGATCGTCGTGATCGCTCTCGCGTTGGCTCCTGATGCGTTCAGCGAAAGCGAGTATTCCGCGTTGGCTCGTCGGGCCAAGGGCATTTGATCGCTCATCGACGACGGCCGAGCTCGGGTAGTTCTCGATCGTGCAACCTGCCGAGCCATCCAAAGCCGACGTCGCCCTTCTGTGGATCGGAAGCGGTCTGATCCGCGTGCACTTTGATGCTTCGCGCAGCGATCAAGTCCTCGTGCCAGAGTCCATGCGGACGAGCCAGAACGTCGTCATGGAGTTCGGGCTCGCGATGCCTAGGCCCATACACGATTTGAAAATCGATCAAGACGCCATCAGCGGGACGTTGTCGTTCCCGGGCGGGCTAACGCAGTGGGTGATCATTCACTGGGAGGCCGTGTTCGTCATTGCGTCGCCGGTCTTGGAAAAGGTCGCGGTGTGGTGGGCCGATGCGCCCGATTCCGTCCAGCGCAAGATGCTTGAGGTCGCAGGTGAGACCGCGAATGAAAAGCTACGCGACAAAAGGCCGAAGCTCGGCCTGGTGAAGTCAAAGCCCAGACGCAAAAACCATCTTCGCTCGATTCCGGGAGGTAAGAAGTGACAGTGCACAGCGTATTCACCGAGGTACAAGCGGCGCTTCTGAACTCGGATTGCGACCCGAACGATGCGGGCTTGCAGGGGCTCTGCGCGTTGTACACGTTCACGTCGACAGAGTTGGAGGACTCGGAGCTCGCCGAAGCCGTGGCCCAAGCCCTGGTGAAGGTCTGGGTGGCGCGCGCCGCGGCGTGTTTGCCGCGTGAGATGCGACGGGAGCTGCGAGCCCGCGTTCTGAAGGCCGAGCGCAAGCCTCGAAAGCTCAAGTCATGAGAGTGGCGACGCTGGCGTGCGCCAGCTGTGGCGTGGCGCTCGATCCGGACGAGCTCCTGTGGTGCGCGAAGTGTCTTCCGCGCTGCGATAACTGCGGCGCGAGCGATCACGACGCGGGTCCCATCGATCCGGTGACGATGGAATGCACGGAGTGCGTATGGGAGCACGAAGCCCGTGACGCCTAAGCGCTGGCAAGACTGCCGCGCGTTCGTGCGCGACTTGATCGAACGCGAATATCTCGTCGAGGGTCGCCCGGTGATGTCGGACGGGATATACTTGTACATGTACGAGCTCTGGCGCGACGGAGCTCGCTTCGCTTTGAGAGCGATGAAGCGCAAGGGCTATGTCTCCCAATACCCGAAAGCAGTTAGCACTTCGTCGCATCGAAAAACACGTCGGCGCAACGATGCCGCCTGACGTGTATACGCCGATGAGCCTGCTTCGGGTCTGTGACATCGACGCGTTCGCGGACTGGCTCGAAAAGGGCCCCGTGAGCGGCAAGGGGCGCGCCTCGGTAGTTCCCATGGATGACTTCGAAGATTGATTCGAGCCGTGTGAGCGTCGCGCGCGTTAGGCGTGCCATTCGAAAGCGTCTGCAGGCTGGTGAGTCGGCTCAGTGCCCGTGCTGCGGCCGTCTGGCCCGCATGCGGCGCGGCCACATCTCGGCGTCGATGGCAAGGACGCTGATCAAAATCTATCAGGCGAGCCCACGGGAGCCGTTTCAGTGCCGCGCCATCTTCGCGCGCGACTCCAACGGCGACTACGCCAAGCTCCGCTACTGGGGCTTGTTGAAGAAAGCCGGCGAGAAGGCTGGTTGGTGGCGCCTGACGGCTCTCGGACGGGCGTTTGTGCGCGGACGAGCCGAGGTGCCGGCCACGGCGCTGACGTTCAACCGGCGACTGTATGCGCTCGTTGGCGAGCCGATGTCGATTCGGGACTGCTTCGCCAACGTAGACGACTACGAGTCGATGCTTCGGCGCACCCGAGGCCCCGCAAAGAGTTAGCCTTCACGTACAGATATGTAGGGGTTTTTGGTCGTTTTTCGGCTGAAATGCAGGGAAATGTGCGTTATTGGCCGTTTTGCGCGTGTTTTGGCGCCCACGCGGCCCGCGCGGTGTAATCCGGACAGGCGAGCTGGCGGAGCTAAGCTGTGAGTCGTTGTGCCGCGTACGAACCTCGAAGGCGACATCGCTCTGGCGCTCTCAGCGATCGCGGCCGAGCTGCGCATGGAAGTCGACGCGATGCCCGTGTCCGTGATGGGCGTGCTGCGAATGCTCAGCGCCGCGCACTACGCCGCGGGGACGCGAGACACGGTCGATCGGCTCACCAAAGCGCGCCAGCCTGGTGACAGTGAATTGCCTTCGACCAACTCGGAGGTCACGCGGGCGGTCGGCGCGCGCGCCCGCCGACGACAAAGCGAAGTCCCGCCGAGCAAGCGGCCGACCCCGTTGATTCCTCCACAACGTCGGCTCGCGACGACGGTGATTCCTCCGCGCAAGCATGACGACGACGACAGCGGCGAGCTGAACTAGTCAGCGACACGAAGCCGCGCGCGGTATTCAAAGTTCGTGATCGAAGTCGACAAGCGCGTCCGTTTATATGAACGGCGTTGTGATAGTTGCGGTCGCTTCTGGGCGTGCGAGTTCGAACTGATAGGCGAATGCCCGATGTGCGCGCACCTGAAAATCGAGGCTGCTGAAGATGGCGTCAGGCAAATGAAGCGAACTGTGCGGGCGATCCGAGGCGCGATGACACGAAAGAAGAAATATGTCCGTGAGAAAGCCTAGTTGTGAGTGCTGTGGTCGCGTGCGCAAAGACGCTTTGAACGTCGCGAAGTGCGACCACTGCCGAAAGTATGTTTGCGGCGAGTCCTATTGCCGAATCCCGCACGACTCCGGGACGTGCGGGGACGCGCTACGCAACTTCAGCGAGCGCCGAAAAGCCGGAGATGCAATCGCGTGCTCGCCCAGCGCTTTGTAGCGATCTGTGACGGGCCGCAATGCTCCAAGCGGACGCGCGTGTGGGTGGTGTTCAAGATGGCCCCGGCCGTTCGTGGGCTACAGCACCCGATCTCTTTGGCGCCGCTGAAAGTGATTTTGCCGTCGGGTTGGTCATGGGCGTGGGTGTCGGATAAATCGGCGACTCAGGTGTTTTGCAAGCGCCATACACGCGCGCGCTCGCGCGCCAGCAAGTGAGGTCCACGTGTCGCGACTCGAAGACTACTTCGTGGTGCAGCTCGGGCTGTTGATCGAGCGCAGTAGCCACATGCAATACAGTGTCGGCCGGATTCTTCGCGGCGGTCTGAGCGAGATGGACATCCCGTCTGGGATGTCTACGCGCGAATGCCTGTTGCGCGACATGGACGATCTCAAGGCGTCGATTCTGAGCGTCGAGCGCGCGCTGTCTCCCGTCCTTGGAGGCTTGGTGTCGGCGCGGGCGTTCGCGGCCGCTACCGAGCCCGCGAGTCGGAGTAAATGACACGGCCCCATCCGGGCCCATCCGGAGCTGCGCTCGCCGCCCCCGCGTTGCTGGCCGCCATCCGCGCCGAAGAACAGCGACGTGTCGTGAAGGCGCTTCGCGACAAACTCGCCCCGACTGGGGCGGAGTTGGTGTCACAACCTCCGGAGCCAGACGAAACGGCCCGTGAACGCGTAGCGATGTTAGCCGGCCGAGCAAAGCTAGACGAGCGCGAGGCGCTCGAACGGAGGCTCGCTGCCGAGTACGGGGGGAATCGACGAGCGAAGCGCCGCGCCCGCGTCGAGGCGAAACGCGCGATGAGGCCCAAGAAGCGGCTACGATGAACACGGAGGACTTCCAATGCACATCGACACCACAGTGGCCGGCGCCGCGATCGTCGCTCTCGCAATCTTCGCCCACGCTTGGCACGGGCGAATCACCGGCAACCCCGTGCTTCTAAGCGTGCTCGGTTGGGTGATCAATATCCTGACCGCGTTGGCACTCTTGGCGTGTTGGCTGCGGCACTAAATGCACTAGGATGGAGTGACGGGCCGCCGCTGAGTCGTCCTCTGTGTTTTGAGGCAGCGGCGGGCCGTTCAGAATTTGGTGTCGCGGGCACGCGGGACGGGGCTGAACTTCTGCCTTCAATGGGGCCGCGGGCGAGGGCCCCGCGGAAATGCGCGCGCGCGACGGGTTGGAGAGTTGCCCGAGGTGCGCGCCGATGTCAACGGCCTTCGCATTCGGGTCCGAGCCCGACGTCGATCGAATGCGGCACAGTGAGCTTGCGACCGCAGCGGCCGCACTTGCCTTCGTGGTGCACCGCGGCTTCGACGAGCGAGCGGCTCATGATGCGCGGAAAGCACCACGTGAAGGCTTTGGCAGACGGGGCGTCTTTGCCAATGTGCGACTTCGCGCTGTGCTTGAACGTCGAGCCGCCGAAGATCGTGCCCAAGAACGTGTAGTCGCTTTCGTTGTCCGAGCCCGTGAGCACCGACACGAAGTGCAGCGTCGGGGCGCCGTCGGCGACTTCCTTCGCTCGGATCTTGTACGTGAAGCGCGTGCCGGTGCGTGCGCTCGTGAGGGTGAACGTGGCGTTTCCGGCGAGAATGAAGCGGGCTGCGTCCATCGGCGATACTCCCTGTCGACTGACAAGGTAGAATCTAGCAGCCTATCGCTTCAACGCAACCTGTTTTTATGTATCAATCTATTGCGCGTCGTAAGTCGAGCCAAATGGCTAATGAAATCCACTGTCCGTTCGGCGGCATCGTCCAGATGCCATCCTTAGTCGCGCGCGCAAGGACCTGTGCGAGCGGCAGGCCGCCGTAGTGACGGGCGCAGTGGTCGGCAACGAACGAGGCGCAGTCGTCTGGCAGCGGACGGACCATCGGCGCGAAGCCCCCGCGCGCGAGCCATCCTTGAAGAGCCGCGGCGTGTTCGGCGATCATGTAACCGCGGAGAATATGGTTGAGGGCGAGGTCAGGATCCATTTGTGGGCGGAACGTTTTACAGCGCAACTCAGCTCGCGTGCAACTTGTAGGCTTGCCGTGCTTTGGCCATACCGCCCAGGGCACGGATCTGATCGTAGCGGTCACCGGGGCCGGCAGCCTTGTCGAGAAACGCTTGCCAGGCCGCTTCGCGGGCGTTGCGCTCTGCGACCAACGCGGCATCTTCACGGGCTCTCTTGGCCGCGAGAAGAGTGTCGACACTGACGCCGGTGGCTGCGGCCGCGCACTGGATCGAAAGCCACACTTCGTGACCTTCTGGATCAATGAGCTTCACTGTGTGTCTAGCGGAGAGCCCGCAACATCGACAAGCGTGCGGAACCTCCGCAACGCACTCGACAGGGCCGAGCTCGGCGAGCTGGTATCCGTTTCCCATGCGAGCTAAATAACTCGCGCAACTCAGTTGCGATAGATTTCGGAAAACGTCTTTCAGCCGTCGGTGTCGTCGGACGCGCTGGATTCTCGCGTGTGTGCGTATTTTACGCCGTCGACGTCCAGAATCAGGTGGTCATCTGTAAGGCCGTCGTCGCCAGAAAACGTGAAGCCTATGTCGACAGTCGCGCCCGGCGCGATCTCGATGAAGCGATCGACGAACTCGGGCGGATTGGCTTCGTCCTGATAGATGGTGTCGAGGTTGTCCGAGACCCGGTCGGGCCCGTACTTGTCGCCTTCGTTGTCGATCAAGACCACGTCGTGCGCTTTCACCCGCGCCGGTGCCTTGGAGCTGTTACGACACGACAGCCGGAAGGCGACCATGTACTCGATGTCGTCGAGGCTGGGCGCATCCCAGTATTGCACGTCGGTGAGCTTGCATCGCAAGCCGGCAGGCTGTTTTGACTTGCTCGGCTTGGCGTGTGCGACGCCGGTGACCAGTAGGATCGTGGCGAGGAACGTGGCAACTGCGGACTTCATGACCGGGGTACTGCTTTCTAAGACTCAGCGTGGAAAATCGACGTTCGCGATTGTCATGACTAGTATCTAGCTTCGTTTGCTTCAACGCGCAAGATTTTTTCATAACTGTCCAAGAGCATTTGCAATTGCACGTAGTCGGCGGGCTCGACGTCGACGCAAAGTGTCACGGCTTCGACCAGAGACGGGCCGGGGCCGACCAACCAAAGCGTCTTTGTGCCGTCGAGGTTGGTCGCCCATCCTCGCGGACAGACGCTGCCGACCGGGTCGGCGGCACGAACACATGTCATCTCACGTAGTCGTCGCTCGATCTGTTCGAGTCGTCTCGTCATCGATTGTGTGTCCTTCCGTACCTTTCGGTGAGCGCCGCTTCGTACGCCCGCTGATCGGCGGCGGCCTGCATCAGCGACCAGTCGAAGACCATCCACGGCAGGCTCGGTGTCGCGTTGTCTCGGACCGCCCGACGCGCGCAGTCGTGACGCCACGTGTGCCACTCGCACTCGTGAGCGAACAAGCATTTGCCGGGGACCAGTTGCGGGAACATCTGCACGACTCGGGCTGTGTCACTGTCAGATAGCGTGACTTCTACGGAAGCGCCGAGTGCACCTTGATTGTAGTTCGCAATCGCGGCGGCGACGCAAGCTTCTGCAGTGCCACGTGCGATGACGACGTCGCCTGACCACCTATAGCGTGCGACGTAGTATTTTCTGTAGTCGTTCCAGCTTACGGTTACATGGTGACCGTTGTAGTCGGCGCGGTGGGTGGCACGAGCGTACCCCGCCGACCCGAGCGCGGCCGCCTTTCGGTTCAGTGCGTCGATCGGAGAGTACGGGCGGACGGGTAGGTGATAGACGTTCATGGTTGGGTTTATCTCGCCGTTGAAGTAGGTATGGCTAAACTTAGCCGAATGACTTCAACGCGCAAGCTTTTTCTCTATGAACCGCTTGGCCGCTTCGGCGGCACAGCGCGCGGCCTTCAGCGGCGTGCCAGCGCCGCGCGTACTTCTGATCATGACGACGCCGACCAACGCCATGAAGTTTGCCGTCTGCGACAGCCGCGTGACGCGTACCAATCGCCGGGACGTCGAGGACTTCGTCCGCCTCGCGCAGAAGTCGCAAGAACAACAGCTGAAGCCCTCCGAGTCCAAGCGCTTCGTTCGGCTGCAGACGCGCCTGATGCGCGAACGCGTCGTGGTGCCGGTGACGAAGAAGGTGGTCACCGACATTGCGCGCGACATCTACAAGGCGCTGCCGTGGTGGAAGAAGCTTTCGTTGCGCGTGCGGTTCATGTTGCGCATGATTCGCGTGCGCTTCGACGTCGTGAAACTTCGGCTCCGTTCATGACGGCGAATTTCTGGATGGACATCCTGGGCACGATGTCGTTTTTCTTGATCGGGTCGGCGGTCGGATACGCGTTTGGTGAACGACACGAAGCGTTGCGATGGGTCGCGGCGGCGCGTCCGTTCAAACGCGTGAACGGCAAGCGCCTCTACGGTCCGATATATTCTCGCGGTGAGATGTATTGGGTCGGCCGAGACGAGGACGCTTGTCTTCGGTGCGCGCCGCCACCGTCGTTTGATCCGAACGACTCCATAGACATGAGGCATTGAGTCATGCTGAGAACTAGAACCACGCGGATCACTTTCCGGCGCCACATTTTCAAGGCGTGCGGCATGTACAAGTGCCAGATGTGTGAGCGTAGATACCAGCGTACGCACACGAGCGAATGGACAGAGAATCCGTTTCATAAGTGGGAGGGCCGGCAGCGGGAGCTGGACCAAGAGGTCAAAGACCGTTTGGTGGCGGCCCTGAACAACGAACGATGCAACCGGTGTCGCATCGCAAATGCGCCGCGGGTCATCGAATGGACGGCCACGTGATTCGCAAGGCGCTCGTGAAGGGCGATGATCGCTTCTGGCTGCTTCGCGATTGGTCGTGGCCGGCCGGCGATCAAGGTGACGTTCGGACGATCACATTTGTGATGCTAAATCCATCGAAGGCCGATCATCGCGTCGACGATCCGACAATCCGCAAGTGCATCGGATTTTCGACGCGACTGGGGTTCAAGCGGATGTGGGCGGTGAACTTGTTTTCGAAGCGCGCGACTGACCCGCGCGAGCTGCAGCTCGACGTCGGTCGGTGGCTGCCAAACCGCGTGCAGGTTCGGAGGCGGCTCGTCGATGAGTGCGTCGTTTTCGCGTGGGGCGCATCGGTGACCCGAGCTGCGCCAACGGACCGAGCGTATGCGCTCGGTTGGCTCGCCGAGATAACCCAGCGGCTTCAAGTCGAGCCGATGTGCCTTGGTGTGTCGAAGGACGGCCACCCGCGGCACCCGCTGATGTTGCCGTACACGGCTCCGCTTAGGCCCTGGAAGGGCTACGACGTGCAGGAGTGGGCATTTCTGCGGTAGCATTTTTGCGTGACACCCGTCGAAACCATGATTCTGATCTGCGGCGCTCTCGCACTCGGTGCACTCCTTGTCGTCGTCGTCTTCCAAAACCGCAAGATCCACTGGCCGAAAGGGCCGCGCGCGGTGCGAACGACCGTCCTCGGGCATCAAGTCATCGTCGTCGACGCGCCGGGCTCGGAAGGAGAGAAGCTTCTTTTGATCGACGCGTGCGCGACCGCCAGTGTGTCGCTGTTCACCGCGTGGCGTTCATGGCGCCCCAACGACATAGGCTGTGAAGTCCTGTGGCCCGTGATCGGTATTCATTTCGTTGATGACGAAACGATGGGAGCGGTCGCGCGATACGGATTCGACAACTTGGCCACCAGGCCCTCTTTCCATTTCTTGCTTCAGTCGCGATTGGGCAATGTGATTGCACCACTCGTCGTGATTCGGAAGTCGTGTGCCGCGAAGATGGTCGCGGAAGGACAGCCGCTCATGCGCGAGTTGTTGAACGCGGTGCTGAAGAACTTCGTCCCGGATGAGCCTGGCATCGCCGATGGCTCGCATCGGGCGTGGGACTTTGTGCTGGGCGCCGCGATCGAGACATACCGGGCGTTGTATTCGCCTGCCGCGACGTTGCGAAGGCGCTCCGGGCCGCCCAAGCCAGCGCCCGTCGCCTGACGCGGTATCTCTTTCGTGTGATGTCGTGCTTTCCACGGAAAAGAATAGGCAGGGACCACAGTCTTTGCATTTTCTGGTCGCTTCCGAACGTGCGCGAGTGTAAGCCACGTTTGTTGATCGATGCGAGGTCGTTGTGACCGCTTTCAAGCGAGAGCCGCTGCTGACTCCGCGGGAGGTTGGGCGCTTCTTGAAGGTTTCGATCAGCACTGCTCGCCGCATTATGCGAGCAGAAGGCGCGATCATGATCGGCAATAAGGTGCGGTGGACAGCCGCTCAGCTCGATCGCTTTGTTCGAAAGGGCGGAACGGCACGATGCACAAGCGAACCCCACTCTACGTCCCCAAGGGAGGCCCAACAGCAAAAGATCGACTCTACGTGCGATCTGGGGTCTGGTACTTCTGGGCTTACGACTGGCGACGAGAGCAATACAAAACAACTACCCGAGTGCGAAGTACCGTCGATTGGGAGTCCGACCCCAAGCAATGGGAACGCGAGAAGTACGCCGCGGCTGAAGTTGCTCGCAAAGAAGAAGCCCGTCGCGAGCAACGACCGGATAACCCTGCCGCGGACCAAGCCTCGGGCTTCACGCTGAATCAGGCTCGGGCGCTTCTCGAAAAGCACGATCGGATCAACAACGCGGCGCCCAATACTGTCGAGTACCACGACGACAGGGCAGGGCACTTGGTGCGCGTCTTCGGCGGATCTGCGCCGTTGGCCAAGATCGACATGAAGGCGTTCGTCGACTACACCGAGAAGCGTTGCGACGAAGGCGGCTCCGCTTATACGATCAAGAAGGAGCACACGGTCTTTCGTCAGATGCTTGGGCTCGCCAAGAGCGTCGGTTGCTACTTCGGCAATCCGGAAGTCTTCGTGCTTCCTGGGTACACCGAAGACGCGTACGAGCCCGGCGACGTCTGGCTCGAAAAGGTCGAATGGGTCAATGCTCTCATCGCACACACGAGTTCGAATCCGGACAAGCATCGGATCGATCGACGTGACGACATGCTGGTGATTCTCAACTCGGGTCTGCGTCGGCGCGAGTTGCTGTTCATCCGGCCCGAGCACGTGAACTTGGAGCAGCGAAGCTTTCTGGTGCGCGATCTGTCCAAGCGCGAGAAGAAGAACGTCGGCCAACGGGCGACCGGGCTCAAGACGAAGAGCTCCATGCGTTCGGTGCCCATGACCGATACGCTGCTCGAAGTCTTCCGGCGTCGGTTGCGTACTGCGCAACCTGGTCGGCCGCTCTTCACCGATTGGGGGTCGGGCAATCGCGATCTCAAAGCCAACTGGAAGAGAGCGAGAGCGTGGCTGATCGAACAAGCCCCGACCTCGCGTGCGGCCGCCGAGCTCGACGCGGTGCTGCCTCAGTCGTTGACGTTCAACGACCTCCGTCGCACGTGCTGCTCGCTCATGCGAAATGCTGGCGTGAGCAAGGACGACTGCGCGGCGTTGCTTGGCCACACGGACACCCGGATGGTGTCGTTGGTGTACGCGCACACGGCTGACGCCACCCTGCACGCGGCGATCGCAAAACTTCCAGTGATGGGGTTGCCGCCCGAGGCGCTCAAGCCTCGCAAGGGCATCTCTCGAAGGCATCGGCAGCGGCTCAGGGCCGAGTCGAAGCTGGCCAAAGCCGAGACCGCCTAGGGCCGTTTGGTTCCGCTGGGCCCGATTCGGGGCGCCGCAGAGGGGGCGCTGCGGTCGGGCCTTTTGGCGTCTTGAGGCCATCGAGTGATCAGTCCACGTCAGGCCGCGAATCTATCTCAGTGACCATCTCAGTGCCGAAAGCCGTTTAGATTTGGCTTGTTTTATGGTGTTTTTGTGCGGGGACGCATGCTTTGGGAGCATGAGGTCGCTGGTTCGAATCCAGTTGCCCCGACCGATTTGGGCCGAAAACGCGGGGATTTTGATGGGGAACGGGGAAGACTGCTGTGTCAGGACGCAGCAGAAGGCCCCCTTTTGAGCAGACGTTTATCTCAGTGACCATCTCAGTGGGATAATCGACGGACATTTTTGGAGGCTTGTTTTGCCGTGATCTTTGGAGTCGAGCGCCGAACGGGCCCGTTGGCGGCCTGTCCTTGGGTTGGGGCGGCGCGGAAGCGTACTGAGCCCTTCAGCGGAGCGCCCGGAGCGGGGTAGCTTGAAAGCTGAAAGGGAAGGTGGCGGCCATGGGCGCAGCGACGGTCTATTCGATGAACGAGTTCGTGACGCTGGACGCACAAGTCTGCGGCCAGTGCGGGGTGACGTTCGCTTGGCCCCGGTCGCTGCGCGAGCAGCGCATCCGGGACAGGCAGGTGTTCTACTGCCCCAACGGGCACCCACGGCACTTCACTGGCGAGGACGAGGCGACGCGCCTTCGACGTGAGCTCGACGACGAACGCAAGGCAAGGACGCGCGCTGAAGAGCTCCGCGGGGCCGCGCTGAAGGAGGCGGCCCACAACGCGACTGAGCTGCGCAAGACCAAGACGCGTCTTCGCAACACGCGCGAGCGGATCAAGAACGGCGTGTGCCCGTGCTGCAAGCGATCGTTCGTGGCGCTCGCACGGCACATGGCGACCCAGCACCCCCAGTTCAACGCGGAGGCTGCGTCATGAGGGCGCCCGATCTGCAGCAGAGCTTTGGGGCCACGGTTCGGGTGCTCAACCTTTCGAATCTCGGTGTCCATCGCGTGCCCATTCCAGCGCATGAGCGACGAGCATGGCGGGTGCCGTGCAAAGCGCAGACGGCCGATCAGACGGCGACGCTCGACATGTGGCTCACGAACTGTCCGTGCCTTCATATGGCGTGGAGCTGGTGGTGGGTCACCGTCATTCACTTGCGAGACATCCCCGGCGTCGAACCGGCGAAGAAGGACTTCCCTCAAGCCGAATATCAGCTGACGATCATCGCTCAGAACCCGGAGCTCGCGCCCGATCCCGATGAGCCGACGTCGATGCGTCCGCTGTATCCCTTGGACGTGATCGAGCAGTTTCACGGCGTCACAGATGAGCAAGCCGTACAACTTCTAGAGACATGGGCGAAGGGCATCGTGCACGGACAGATTTCACCCGACAGTGATTTTCGTCGCGCGTGGAACGAACAGGTTCGTCTCGGCGTCCAGCACTTCACCACGGGACATCCAAAGGTCGACGCATGACAGACGAAGAGATCAGAGCCCTGCCGTTACCTGCGTTGTGCGACATGCTATCGCGCGTGCGCGGGGAGTCCACGATCGTGATCGTCGAGCTGCACCATTCGCCGGGACATATCACCGGTGGGTCGGGTGGCTCGATGAACAATGCGAACGCCTCGAAGGTAGACATCTTGCAGGCGCTGGTGACGTCGTTGGAGTCGGCACGCGAGTACTACAAGGCCGAAATGCATCGACAGATCGAGATCAACAAACTCGCGCGCATGCGCCATGGCGGGGGAAGCGGGGGATCAGCCTGATGGCTCGCCGTCGTCGGCAATGCAAGAAGTGCCCGTGGAAGACGAGCACTGATCCGCGAACCATCCCAGGCGGCTACGATGCCGATGCACACGGCCGGTTGTCGAATACGATCGCGACAGGCGCACCCGATTTTGACCTGGCTCTCCCTCTGCGACTCATGGCGTGCCACGCAACGCCGACGGGACGCGAGCGACCGTGCGTTGGTTGGCTGGATCATCAGCTCAATCACGGCAACAACATCATGTTGCGTTTGTTTGCGCGTTCCGGGCGAGTGGATGTCGACTACGAACTCGATGGACCGCAACATGAATCGTTCGAAGACACCTTGCCCAAGTGAAGGAGTTCGCGTGCGCTCGACTCGCATTTCAGCGCACATGGCCGGCGTCTGGCTCGCGCGAGCCAGCGGACGCCGTCGATGCGCGGTATTTTAGAACCATGAGCAGCACCAAAGACGATCTGCAGGCCGAGTTATTGGAGCTACGACGCGTGCTGATGGCAACGCGCGGCGAGCTCCTGAAGGCCCAAATCGTCGCGGCGACGCGCCAAGACGTGATCCGACTGCTCGGCTACATTTCCAACAGACCAGAGACTCCCGACTTGTCCGCTCTGCTTCCGGAAGAGCCCGGGGCGCGCGCGGCACTGGCGATCGAACTGCGCGACCTTGCGTTGCATTTGCGTTCGCGCTCGCACAACTACGAAGCGATCGCTGCGTCTCTGAGCTGATTGGAAAGTACCTGAACGAAACTTTCAGCGAGGCGCGCGCGCAGCCCGTATTTAGCAGCTGTGCCAGTCGGAGATCCTAAGCTGTCTCGCAAGGTCGTGCGCGCTATCAAGCGTCGCATCCTTGCAAAAGAATCTCTCAACGTTATCGCGGCCGAACACGACGTCGGCTACATGACGATCTACAAGATTGCAACGGGCGCGACTTGGAAAACCGTCAAGCCGCGGGGTCGCCTAATTGGGAATCGAGATTACAGCTCGACGCGCACGCTGCCGCTCGCGAAGTGCGAAGCGATCGCGCTGATCAAGATTCGAAAGCGTCTTTCGAATCTGAAAATGGCGAAACGGCTGAAGGTGTCGGAATCTACTATCCGTCGAGCCGTCGAAGTTGGACAGGCCGGGCTCGGGATCCGCTTACATCAGCACATGGTGCGCGGAACGCTGAAGGCCGCACAGCTGCGCATGGAGCTCACCGACGATGAAGTCGAAGATCTGATCCGCGGCTCAAAGCGCCGCGGCCTGCCCGAGTGGATACGAAAGGCGATCGAAGGCGAATGACTCTACATCGTGCGCGCGTGGTGGTGGCCATCGAGGCGACTGAAGATCTCAAGCTTTGCGTGAAGTACATTCGCATCGTCGACGGAGACATCACGCTCGACGAGCTGCTCTTCGAGTGGTTCAACATGACCGGCTTCACGTCGGAAGGCGCGCGACGCAACTGCATCGACTCGATCGCGTTCTTCTTGCGTTGCCGGCCGCCGCTTCGGGACGCGATCATGGGCGCGCTCGACGCTCCAAGTGCACGCGAAGTGAAAGACGCAATTGAGGGAAGCCGTGAAAAAGAAAAAGCGACGTCATGATGACGAAGAAGACGAGAAGCTGACGCGACGACAGAAGATCGAGCTCGCGACTTCGATCTATTCGCACTTGGTCGACGGGAGCACGCCCGAAGACATCATGGACGAGCTCGGGATCTCGGCGCAGCACTACTCGATCGCCATGAAGCATCTGCTCATGACGAAGGGCGACGAAGAAGAAGCGCTCTCGCCCAAAGAACGCTTCGCCCGGTACGTGATCGACCAAGAGCGGAACCTCACCGACTTGAGCGACCTTGTGACGAATCTGAACTCCAAGACGCAGTACAGCGTGATCGTCGGCGCGATCCGTATGCGATCTGAGATCGCCAATCAGATCATTTCGACGGGACAGACGCTGGGCGTGATTTCCAAAGAGCCTGAGCGACGCGTGTTGGTAGGCGGTATCTCGGTGATGGACATGAAAGATCCCGACCTCCGAAAAGGAGTCTTGAGCGCGATCGGTGGGCTCAGCAAGATGATCGAGAAGTACGGCACCGGCACCAATGTTCGACAGCTCGCGCCGGGGCCGCTTCATCATGGTGAAGCCGTCGTCGAAGACGCGTCATCTGCCACGCTCGGCAAGCCCTCGATGGTCGAGGCTTCGAGCGACAAGAAAAACCGCGCGAGGTCGGGCAAACGCTCTGCAGGCAGGCGGCGCGTGCGAGATTGAAGGATCGCCATGACACCGAACACCATCGTAATCACGCCTGATCGCAACACGCACGACAACGACTTCACCGGCGCGTTCAACCCGGAGGCTATCCATTACATGAAGGCCGTGCCCGGCGCCCATACACGCTTCGAGATCGATGTCTCGAAGGGGATGCCTACGCGGCTGAATCAGCTTTTCGCGCAACTCGATACGCTGAAGGGTGGAAACTACGGCGCCGTGGCTGTCTTTTGCCATGGTTGGAACAACGGCATTCAGGCCGGTGTTCGAAACACGAACATTCCTGAGTTCGTGCGCCGTTTGTGCGCTGCGACAAAAAACGGCATCGCCCAAAACGATCCGCTGCACGTCGTTTTGTATTGCTGCTCGACAGCCGCGGGCAAGGATACCCCCGAGAACGAGTCCGAAGTCGGCGGCGACGGAGGCTTTGCGGACATCATGCGCGATCAGTTTTGCGTTCAAGGCAAGCCGTGGGTTCGTGTGTATGGACACACGTCGCGCGGGCACACCACGATGAACCCACAGGCTCGCATGTTCGAAGGGAAGGGCTCGCCCGTGGGCCTGACGGGCGCCGAGTGGGTGATTCGTCCGCAGCCGCCCAAGAATGTGCTGTGGCCGCGCTGGGTGGCCGCGCTGGCGAGCAAGGCGCCGTTCGATCTGGGAACAATGAATGGGCCCGCGGTGTGGACGTCAGGCACTCGCGGCACCATTGGCGCAGTGGCGCGTCAGAACTTGCGTTTCGTCGCGCCTTTCATGACGATAGCTGAGTTGCACGGCGTGCTTATTCCTGATGGCGTTGTCTGAACCCAAGCGGCTCCCTCTGGCTACCATCCCAAGCGACCCCGACCCGTGTCGCGCGCGGGTCGGGGTTCAGCTTTTGTGGACGACAAAAGACGCTCTGATCGAAACAGGGATCGGGGGAATCGGTGATCAAACGGCGCACATGGCTGATCTATCTGTTTTCCCTTCCGTCTGATCTGATCGCGACGTTGCTTTTGCTGGTGCTTGCGCCGTTTCAGTCAGGGCTCGGGCTGTGCTTGGAGCGGCGCCCCGACGCGCCGGGACTGTGGGCGCTGTCGCTCGACGTGGACGGACTGCACGGCGTCTACATGGCCGTCACCATAGCGCCCCACGTCATGTTTTACCGCAGCGGTTGTCACTTCGGACAGGGCTGGTCGCAGCTGCAGGACTACGAGCACCAACGGTGCGAGCGCCTCGAAGTGTCGAGCCTTGCCGGCGCGTTGCTTGGGCTCGGGTCGTTCGTCTTGGGCGCGCCCTGGTTCGTGGCGTTGGCGCTGTGGATGCCGGCGCCGTGGGTCTACATGATCGCGAGCTACGCCGTCGCGTGGCTTCGCGGCGAGGACCCGTCGCGCGGCGCGCACAACGAAGAAGCCTCGTATGCGCTCGCGGCCCAAAGTGGCAAGCGCTGAAGCTTGCCGGTTATCTTGGGTCCTCGTCCTTTGGACCCGAGCGCAAGCAGGGCTACGCGTTGAAGACGGCTCGTAGTCTGTCAAGGGTCACCCACCATAGGAGGTGATCGAAAGTCTTCATTGCCACGCTTTGAAGTGTGGCGTTTCAAATCCGTAGGATCAACGCCGTCGAAAGCAACTTCGGCGGCTCGCACCAGTTTGTTTGCAAGGAGAACTGACATGTCGAGTGGTACGCAGATCACGAAAAATGGCGCCATCACGGGCACGGGCGCAAATCTCGATGTGACCACGGTGGGCTTTCGGCCGCGGCGCGTCGAGCTGATCGATCAGACCGGCCTCGCCACGGCCGTGTGGACGGACTCGATGGCCGAGGGCCGCGGATTCAAGCGAGTGACGGCCGGCGACATGACGCAGATGGCTGCTGCCGCGGGCATCACGCCGCTCGCGAATGGGTTTCGCATCGGCACCGACGCGACCATGAACGCCGCTGGTCATCTCATCCACTGGATCGCGTTCGAGTAAGCCGCACGGCCCGCAGCAAAGGGGGCGAGTCTTGCTATTGGTAGCGGGCTCGCCCCTTGCTGCTGAAAAGGGAATGGAGCAAGCAAATGACACAACCCTATTACGATATCGCTAGAGTCGGCAGGCGCCTATCCGATCCGCTCACGACACTCGGATCGTCGCCCGCGCAAGCGCCTGGCTGGCAACTCAATCGAGTAGTGTCGGCGCAAGATACCACCTTCGTCGCGCGTTCGGCGAGCGTGAACTGCCACGGTTACACGTCTGTGCGCTTCGCGATTACGCCGATGACGGCCGATCCGCGAACGGATCCGGCCGCTGTGCCGGGTGGCAGCGCCACCGTCGCGGCGGAGGTTCGCATATGGTCGGAGCCAGCAAAGGCGTTCGTTCCGTTGCCGACGCCCATCACGCACACAGCGGGCGGCGCTGGCGTTGCGTATGTAGTCGATGTGCCCAACGCCAACGGAGCGATCCTCGGATGTTTTGTGACCAACGCGCTGGGCGGCATTTGCACCATCGCGTCGCAAGGATTCGACGACGACGTTTGAGCGCGAGCTGACTGGGCCCTGACGTCAGGGCCCAGTCGCACGTGAAAGAAGGTTTGTGTGGCCCCGACACCAGCGCTAGCCAAGGACCTCGAACGAATAGAGCGAGCCCGTCGTAAGAAATACCGATCGCACTTGGCGCTCGTCATCCCCACGCCGAAACAACTTCGGCGGGCAGACCGTGCGCAGCTGATCGACTTCTACGAGAACTCCTACAAGCTCCGGAACGACTGGATTCGCGATCAGGTCATCAACAACGACCGGATCGACATCTTGGCGACTGAAGTGCTCGGACTGCAGGTCGAGCCATTTCACCTCGCGATGATGCAGTTTCAGTTCGAGCACGGCGAAAGCTTGCAGCTTTGCTTCCGCGGCGCGGGCAAGTCGACGACGTGCACTGAGGTGAAAGTCATTCACCTTCTACTCAAGAATCCGAATCTACGGATCTTGATAGCATCGAAGACGTTGCAGAACGCGTGCGGCTTCTTGAAGAACATCAAGTCGCACTTCGAAACGAACACGCGCCTGCAGGAGATCTTCGGGCGCTACTATGACTCGAAGCGCGTTGGCAAGTGGGACGAGCGCGAGATTGAGGTGTTGCCGCGCACGATTGTCGCGAAAGAAGCTTCTGTCACGTGCGTCGGTGTCGAAGGCACGGTCGTGTCGAAGCACTACGACGTGATCATCTCGGACGACTTGGTCGACGAAGACAACAGCCGCACGAAGTTGCAGCGCGAGAAGACGCAGAAGTGGTTTTACAACACGCTCATGCCGACGCTTGAGCCGCCCGACGAAAACGTGCCGCACCGCGGCGAGCACCACATGCTCGGGACGCGCTACCACTACGACGATCTGTACGGTCACCTGATCAAAAGCGAGCTCAAGAAGCACCACCAAGTTATCCCGGCGCTCGACGAGAAGGGCCGAAGCCCGTGGCCGAAGAAGTACCCCGCGAAGTGGTTCCTCGAACGGCGCAAGCGCGCCGGCCTGATCATTTTCAATGCTCAGTATCAGTGCGACACCGAGGCGATGAAGGGAGAGATCTTTCAGTACGACTACTGTCAGCAGCTCTCAGATGACGTGTGGCCGGACCCGAAGACGCTTCGCGTCTTCATGGGCGTGGATCTGGCGATCAGTGAAGACGAGAAAGCCGACAAGTTCGCGATCGTCGTGATCGGCGTCACCAAGGATCGTAGTGGCTACTACGTGCTCGACTACTTTGAAGATCAGTTGCGCTTCAGCGCACAGACGAAAAAGATCGTCGAATACTATCGGCGCTGGAAGCCGATCCGCTGTGGCATTGAAACCAATCAGTACCAGGCGGCTCAGTACCAAACGCTGAAAGAGGTCGACAAGGATCTCCGTTTGAAGCGCGTTCAAACGGACAAGGACAAGATCACGCGCGCGTGGAAATTGTCGGCTCTTTTCGAAGACAAACGCATGTTCTTCCGCAAGGGCTCGCAGGCGCTTCTGATCGAACATCTCGTGCTCTTTCCGAACCACAAGTACAAAGATCTTTTTGACGCACTCGACCTCGCCGTCACCACCAGCAAAATGCGGCGCCGTGGCAGCGCCAGAAAAGAACCGGGAGTCATTTGACTATGCGAATCGACAACGCAGCTACCGCTATTCCACTGTCTGCGCAGCGCTCCGCGTCGGGAGCTGCCAACGCGGCCAACCACAAAGCGCTACGTCAGGTGCGCGCGCTGGTGATCGACGTTCGCAAGAACGGCGGAGCGAACGGCCTGACAGAATCGAAAGAAGATCCGGGCAAGTCGGAAGCGCTGGCCGAAGAGCCATTCAACGCGCTCGGCCACAAGGGCCGGATCATCATGCCGCCGTTCGACATGCTGACGCTCGCGATGCTACCCGAAAACAGCTCCGAGATGTTTCAGTGCGTCGAGGCCATGGAGATGAACATCGAAGCGACCGGACATCGCTTCGTGTCGAGACTGCGGCTCGATGACGTCACCAAAATCGAAGACGATCAGGCGTCGGACACCAAGGGAGATCTGACCCCGGAGCAGCGCAAGGCGCTCGATGGCGCGCGCGCCGAAAAGGTGCGGCTCACGAACTTTTTCACCTACTGCACGACCGAAAGTTTCGTTCAGTTTCGTCGGCGCTTGCGCAAGGATCTCGAAACGACCGGCAACGCGTACTACGAGGTCATTCGCAACGCAGCGGGTGAGGTCCAGGGCTTTACGCACTTGCCGAGCTATCAAATGCGTCTGGGCAAGATGGAGGACGAAGCGGTCGAAGTTACGCGAAAAATCTTGGAGCTGCAGCCGGATGGTAGCGTGGTCGTGAAGGAGCAGCGTGTCATGCGCCGGTTTCGCACGTTTGTGCAGAGCCGCACGATTCAGCAAGGTCGCACGACGTCGTCGATCACAGGCCACAAGGTCGTGTGGTTCAAGGAGTTCGGCGATCCGCGCGCGTACTCGAAGAGCAGTGGCGAGCACGATGGCGAGGGCGGCGAGCGCAAGCGCATCGACCTGAAGGATCGAGCGAGTGAAGTCCTTCACCTGAAGCTCTACAGCCCGCGCAGCCCTTACGGGCTGCCACGGTTCATCGGCAATTTGCTGTCGATCTTTGGCGACCGCGCGGCCGAGGAAATCAACTGGATCACGTTCAAGAACAACAACATCCCGTCGATGGTTGTCGCCGTTTCGAACGGGCAGCTGACGCAAGGCACCGTCGATCGTATCGAGTCGTTCGTCGAGTCACAGATCCAGGGCTCGGACAACTACAGCAAGTTTTTGATCATCGAAGCCGAACCCACCGGCGAGGACACGGCGGGCGAGGACGGCGGCCAAGTGAAGATCGATGTCAAGCCGCTGACCAAAGAGCAGCACGCCGACGCGCTCTTTCAGAACTACAGCACGAACAACCAGGACAAGATCCGCCGTTCGTTTCGCTTGCCGCCGATCTTCGTGGGCCGAGCGGGCGATTACACGCGTTCAACTGCCGAGTCGTCGCGGCGCCTTGCGGACGAGCAAGTGTTTGCGCCCGAGCGTATGGAGTTCGACGAGATGATGAACCGGTTGATCTTCCCAGAGATGGGAGTGATCTTTCACAAGTTCAAGTCGAACACGCCCAACACGACCGACAACACACAGCTCGTGAAGATCTTGGGCGGCTCAGAGAAGACGGGCGGCATGACGCCGCGCATCGCGCGCTTCTTGCTCGAAGACATCTTGGGCGCTGACTTGCCCAACTTCGCCGCAGACTTCCCGGCCGATGTTCCGTTCAGCATGACCATGGCCGAGGCCGTGAAAAACCAAGCTCAGCCCACTGAGCCTGGCCAGCAAGTGACGGCGCTCAAGGCGCTGGGCCTGATCGACGACAACGACGAGCTGGACCTGTCTTCGCTGGGCCTCGAAGATCTCGACGAGAACGATCCTGAAAGCGTGATCGAAGTCGCAAAGCGTCTTTTGGCGCTCAACCGCTCTGCAGAAATCATCTGGCGTAAGCGAATGACGGAGAGCGCGTGAAAAGCGCCGCGCTGCATCACGCGTTGTCAGGCGAGTGCTGCTCGCGTGAGTTGGACATCTTGCACGATGTGCTTGTGACGTCGGACGTGTCTATCGCCAAGGCGCTGATGATCAGTGAGGTCGCGCAAATCGCACGCCATGAGATGCGCATGCGCGACTACTTGCTGGGCAAGTGGCGCGTGCGTACCAAGCAGGCGAGCGCGCAAGCGGCCTCGGCGTACAAGGAGGCGGGCACCGTAAAGGCGGTGCGCGCCACCGTCGACACGGTGATGAAGAAGTGGGCCGGCGACGTGGAGGAACGCGCGACATCCGAGCTGTCGAGCATCTACAGGCTGGCGCGCAAGGCGGGTTGGAAGAAGGCCAAGGGCAAGACGAAGGCGTCGCTGCAGTACGTCGTGCCCAATCTGTCCGAGCTCGACACGCCGCTGGCCAAGGCCAAGAAAAAAATACCCGAGGTCTCGCCCAAGTTCGATCTGCTCGACGAAAACGCGCTCGAAGAGCTGACTGCCGACCAGATGCTGTGGATCGGCATTCACTATGCGAAAAATGTTCGAGACGCAGTTCGAATCGCGGTGACGCCGACCATGCTCGAAGGCATGGGCCGGGTCGAAGCCGGCAAATTCATCGCGAAGGCGCTCGAAGAAATGCTCGGCAAGGTCTCTGTGCCGAGTGGATTCATAGGCACGGACGCCAAGTACTTCGAAGGCTTGGCAGCAAACACCACGACGAACGCGCGCGTACGCGGACAGATTCGAAGTTTTTCTGACATCGGGATCACGGCATACGAGATCGTGAACCCGATGGATGAGCGGACCTCCGACATCTGTCAGTACATGAACGGCAAAGTCTTTCAGGTGTCTGACGCCGAGGCGCAGATCGCGAAGACGGGCGCCGCGAGGTCGCCAGCTGCAGTACGCGCGGCGCACCCGTGGTTGTCGGCCGATGAGATCCAAGAGATCGGAGACAACGGCGGGACCAAAGCGCTGGCCGAAGCCGGCTTGGCGCTGCCGCCGTACCATTTTAGGTGCCGTTCTACGGTCGACATCTCGCTTGGGTCGATGGACTTCGACAGTCTCGAAAACGAGTAGGCCAACCACGTCACGATAAACTCGTGACGTGGACATTCAAGGACACCTCGACTCTATCGCCGCGCTCGCGAAAGGCGCGCAGAAGCAGCGCGCTGAAAAGCATGTTTCGCCCGAGCCAGAGGCCGCCGAGCCGGCGCCGGACGACGGGCAGGCCGAGTGCGAGGCCGATGCAGAAGACGAAGACTCTGAACAGAGTTCAGTCGAAAAGCGGATCGAAATCGAGATCCTCAAGGCGTCGGACGAAGAACAGACCGTCAGCGGGGTTGTGCTGCAACCTGAAGTGGTCGACGCGCACGGCGACATCATGTCGGCCGACGTGATCAAGCAGGCCGCATACGGCTTTCTTCAGAACTTCAATCGAACGACGAAACTCGGCGTGCAGCACTCGACTTTCCCCAAGGGAAAGCTCGCGCTCGTCGAAAGCTACATCGCGCCAAACGGGATCGTGCTTGGCGCAAAGACGGTTCGTCAGGGCTCTTGGATCATGACAGTCAAAGTGCTCGACGCGGACATTTGGAAGAAAGTCAAAGACGGCAAGATCGGCGGCTTCAGCATCGGCGGTCGAGCCAAGGTCGTGAAGCTCGAAGAGTGAGAGGGAGCTCGAACACAATGCCGAAGCAGGCAAAGCGCAGATTCGTTGGTCTGGACACCCAAGAAGTAAGCTTGGTCGACACACCGGCGAACGAAGTCGATTTTTTGGTGATCAAAAATCAGGAGGGTCTAAGCATGGGAGCCACAGCTGCAAAGAAAGCAACCGAAGCCGTCGAGCTCGAAGTCGCCGAGGGCGGCGACGCCAACGTGGCGAAGGCGATGGCACACGTCAACGACATCGTCACGAAGATCACGGGCCTGGTAGCCGTGAAGAAAGAGACTAAGGCGCCGGCCGATGGCGATGAGCCCGCCGACGGCGACGAAGACACCGACGAGACCGAGACCGCGAAGTCGGTGAGCGTGGAAAGCGTCTTGGAAGAAGCCGGGCTCGACCCGAAGACGACGAAGCTTCTCGTGACGAAGCTGAAGAAAGCCTTCCCGTTCCCTCCGAAAAAGCCGGGCAAGGGGCAGGCCGACGATGGCGACGAAGACGACGGCAAGAAGACGAAGACCAAGAAGGCAAAGGCAGCGCAGAGCAAGGCAGACGACGAGCTCGACGCGCTCTTGGCCGATGAGCCGCTCACCATGGCCGGGCTCGCCACGGCGGTGCAGAAAGCAGCCGCGTTTACTCCGCAGCGGATCAAGGCGCTGCAGAGCGCGCAAGAGATCCTGAAGCTGGTCCTCGAAGCCGTGGGCACTCCGGGCACGTCGCCCAACGCCAACACGCCCGCTGTCGAGTCGCACGGCAATCCGAGCTCGGTCGACGATCTGACCAAGCCGTCCAAGAAGCCGACCATGACCGGCACGCTGAAGTCGGCCGATGGCGAAGAGGGCGAAGTCGTTTCGCTCTTGAAGAGCTTGGCGACGGCCGTCGGCGGCCTCGTCACGCGCGTCGAGAAGATCGAGAAGGTCCGCGTCGACTCGAACAGCGCCGAAAACGACGGCGGGACGGAGACCTCCACCAAGAAGTCCGGCTCCATTTGGAGCGGCGTTCTGTAGTTGAACGACGATCACACCTAGGCCCTCAAAAGAAACTTTCGAGACAGGGAGACAGCAACAGATGGCAATCGCAAACGAAGAGCTCGTCAGAAAGGCCACGATCGTCGCCAACGATCTCGCGTCTGGCGGAAAACTGAATGACGCGCAGTCCGACCGATTCATCGATTTCGTGATCGACGAAACCGTGCTCAAGGACAACGCGCGGATCGTGCGCTTCCGCAATGAAAACTTGGAGATCGACAAAATCGGTGTGGGCAAGCGCGTCGCTGTGCCCAAGGCCGAAGGCGTCGACCCGCAAGTGCGCCGCGGCATCACGACCAGCAAGATCACCATCACGCCGCATGAGCTGATGGTGCCGTTCGAGATCGGCGACAACTTCCGAGAGCTGAACATCGAGGGCGACAACGTCGAAGAGACGATCATTCGTCTGATGGCGACACAGCTCGCCAACGACCTCGAAGATCTCTACCTCAACGGCAACAAGCTCGGCCCCGCGATCCCGCAATCGGATCTGATCGAAGGCGGCTCGAACGACGAAATCAAAGACAGCTACCTCGCGCTCAGCGACGGCTGGTCTGTGCTCGCCGACGGCTCGAACGTGGTCGACGCGCAAGGCGCAAACGTGGGCCTGTCGATCTTCAGCAAAGCGATTCGTGCGATGCCGACAAAGTTCCGTCGGAACCGTGCTGCACTGCGATGGTTCATGAGCCCGGATCTGTGGCAGCTCTACATGGAGAAACTCTCCACGCGCGCGACCGCACTCGGTGACAACGCTGCCGGTGGCGGTGGCGGTACGCCTGGACCGTTCGGCATCCAAGCCGTGCCCGTTCCGCTCTGGGAGTTCGAGCCGCTCACCGTCGAACACGTGCAGTTGAACGGCACGACGGCCGTCGCTCTGAAAAACGCCAACATCACCGACGTCGTGGTGCACGACGACGCGCTCGAAAAGGTCCCGACCGCGCCGTACATCTTGGGCACCGACTACAGCGTCGACACGGCGGCAGGAACCATCACACGCATCGGCGGCGCGATCAGCTCCGGCGACATCGTGAAGGTGACCTACCGTTCGAGCCCGCAGCTCATCCTGACGCACCAAAACAACTTCATCGTGGGCATCGGTCGCGAGATCCGGATCGAGCGCGACCGCGACATCTACAAGGGCGTGAATCAGTACGCAATCACGTCCAAGGTCGACGTCCAGTTCGAAGAGCTCTCCGCGATCGTCAAGGTCCGGAACATCGGCCTCGGCGTCTAGCCGGTAACTTGCTTGTGGCGCGCCACTAAGCTCACTGCGCGTTTTGATTGGCCATAGGAGGCCCAAGAAATGTTTCAAGCCAAGATCACACTGCAACGACAGAAGAAGGGGCCCTTGACGCATACGGGCTTCAAGGGTCGCTCGATGGCAAAGGGTGATTCGTTCACCACGACCAACCCCGAAGAAGCGGCTTACTACCGCGCGCAGCCCGGCTTTGCGGTCACGGTCACCAAGGGCAAGCTTCCGACGCCCAAGGCTGCCGAGCCCGAAGAAGTCGATCTGCCCGAAGCCGACGACGCCGAGG